GCCCCGAAGTCACGGGTGAGTTACACGTGGAACGCTCTCCTGCCCCACTGGATTGAGTGGCGGTCCATTGTAGAAGAGTTCCTCGCCGCGGTGGATGCCATGCGGATCGGGGGCGACATCGAACCGATGTTCACCTTCGTCACGGAAACGCTGGGCGAACCGTGGGACCTCGACCGATGGCTGATCACCACGGATGATTACCTTCAGCAGCGGAAGGCAGACTACGATTTCGGCGACCCTTGGCCGTTGGAAAAGTCCCGATTTATCGCCGCCGACCGGCAGGCCCGAGGCGGGGAGCACTATTTCTGGGTGGCCCGGGCATTCGGCGCCGGCGGCGCCAGCCGACTCCTCGGCTACGGCCGGTGCAGCAACACCACCGAACTCGAAGAAATCCGCCGGCAACTGAGCGTGCCGGTGGTCAACGCCATGATCGACACTGGGTTTAAGGCCTCCGAGGTGTACCGCTTCTGCACAGCCACTGGTTGGAAGGCGATGAAGGGCGACGACGCAGAGTGGTTTTTGAGCCAGGACCCGCGCACAGGCAAAACCGTCCGACGGGTGTGGCGGCGGGTGCTGGTGGATCCCACCCTGGGCGCCCGGCGAGGGAAAGTCCGGCGGCACCTACCGCTCTTCCAATGGTCCAATCCGAGCATCAAGGATCACCTCGCCCTCTTCACGCACGGAGTGGTGGGCCAGTGGACGCTTCCCAAGAAGACGGGCCGAGACTACGTCGAGCAGATGACGGCGGAAGTCCGCGAGGAGAGGGAAGATTCCCGCGGGCGGATTAAGGTTCTCTGGGTACAGAAGCGTCGGGACAACCATTACCTCGATTGCGAACTAATGATCGACGCCGCGGCGGTGATCTCAGGACTGCTACGAGCCAACGAGAACCGGGATCAGAAATAGCTAGGAAGTTCCCGCGGTAAGGACTTTTACGCAAAATCGCTGCCGGCCTCATTGAGCAATTGACTCAACGAATATCGATCGCGCCGTAGTTCGGGAACATCTTGAGAAAGTTGGCCTGAAGCTTCGGGTCTGAATCCAAGTCCTTCCTGTATTGCTCCACGGCATTCTCAAAACTCTGGTGCAGTTCAATCAGGTCAATCTGATAGAAGTCGGCCTTGGGATTCTGGAGAAGCGGCACACCGCCCTGACCGGTTAGAATGAAATGGAAGTTCGACCCCGAATCGGTTCTCGAGAACAGCCCAAAGGAGTGCAGTAGAGAATTTCGAAGTTGGTACAGGACTTTGTCGTCATTAGGGCCGAGCGGTTTGAAATAGCTGCGGACAAAGGCCGTGAACCTCTTGCCAACCCCGCCACTTGGCTTCCCGTCATCCCCTGCCAGGTACTTCCCCAGCAGATCGATACCCGCGAAGATCGCCATGCCCCCAGGCCACAACGCGTGCCGCCCGTACAGCCCATGGCCCGCAGGATTCGATTCAAAGCATCTTAGGACATCCCGCCGCAGCAAGCAGAGAATGCCGAATGGGCCGGGCGGGTTTCGCAGAGTTTGAGGAGTTTCGAAGGCGAGGTCTGCGCGTTGATCGAACACAATCTTAAGTCTCGCATGAAGTGTTCGCACGGGACAAGCGGGTTAGCGGAACGTTTCCCCTCTTGCGTGACCGCACGCCCACGCCTCGAAGTCCGGATGTTGGTCCGGGCGCTGAAACTCCAACTGGCTGAAGGCCAGACCCTCGTCACCTCTTTGAACTCGCTCGTGACCCAGAAATGGGCCGCGAACGTCGTTAACGGCCAGACCATCTTGTCGACCTCCGAGGCTGGAGGCTCGGTAACATTTACATTTGAAAGGGCTTACACACCAAGCGAACTCGCGGTCATGGCGGAGGAAGCCCTCGAATGGGTGAACACCCTGGCCGATCCGGAGAACCCGCCGCTGGATGTCGCCCGGTACAACCGCCTCCACACCACCTTCTACAGGGGGGTCCTGTGATCTCGATCCTGCGCCGCTTCTTCCCACCAGGCCCAAAGCTGAACAAGGGAACCTCGAACGTTCGGACGCCTCAACCGGCGACCGCCGCAGCCCCAGCTGTGACTCCCGTTCGGCACTATTTCGAGGCCCTCAATACGGTCGATCACCGGACCCCGGTACCGGCGGCTGGCATCTACATCCACCGACTCCTGTCGAAGTTCAACCGCCTGCAATTGGCGTCGGTGGCCCGTTACCTCTGGGACAACGTCGGCATGGTTTTTTACGCCACCGACCTGGTTGCCAATTACTCCACTCCCATGATCCCCAGGGCGGCCACCCTGGACCGGAAGTGGAACGAAGCGGCCAACACCTTTTTCGACGACTGGGTGGAGCGTGCCGATTTCACCGGGCGCTTCGACTTTTGGGACCTGCAACGGCTGGGGTCGTTCTACCTCGACACTGATGGCGAGGTGTTCGCCCTCTGGACGGACGAAGCCGGTTTCCCGCAGATCCAGCTTCTGGAGTCCTGGCGGATCGATAAGCCAACCATTTCCGACGACCGGATCTTCGACGGCGTTCAACTCGACACCCAAGGCCGGGTCCATGGCTACTGGCTCGACGGCACCACTCTCTTGGACGTCAACGCCCTGGTTCACCTCTTCGACCTGGAGCGATTCACCCAGTACCGGGGCATGAGCCCGATTCGCCGTGGCGCCAACGACATGCGGGACGCTGGTGACATCAAGGGCTTCCAGAAGATCCTCTCCAAGCTGTCCACCGTCCTGACCCTCGCCATTCAGGGGGCACCCCTCGAAGAAAACCCGTGGGGTTCCCCACCGGAACCCGCCGGTGAGGCAGCTACCGATGAGGAATCGCCCGCGGAGGACAACGCCAAGCAACGGAGCTTCACGGTCGCCGACCTGGTCGCGGGCGACATTCCCACTGTGCCAGAAGGCCACGAATTGAAGCAGGTCAACACTCCCAGTGCCCCGGCCAACAACATCGAAGTCATCAGCTATCTCGCCGGATGTTTTGTCGCCGGGATGGGCCTGCCGCCCGCCTTCTTTCTCGACGAAAAGCTGACCGGCCCCAACCAGCGGGCGGTGAACGGCAAGGCGCAACGGAAGTTCGACCGCCGCAAACAGGTCGCCGCCCGGCTGGGTCGCTCCGCCTGGCAGCGGGTTATCTCCCACGGGATTGCTTCCGGTGTCCTTTCCGCCCCCGACGGTTGGGCGCGGTGCGATTTCATCGGGCCGTCCAAGATCACCATCGATGCGGGCAGGGAGATGGCTCAGGAGCGTGAGGATGTCGCCCGCGGGCTGATGACCCGCCGGGATCACTACGGCAACCGGGGGCGGTCCTGGCGACGGGAGACAGATCAAATCTTCGAGGAAATCGACTACATCCTCGACCGCGCCAAACAGGTCGCTACCGAGCACGGCATCTCCGTCGAGTCCGTCGTGGCCAGCTTCGGATTGAGCCCAGCCAAGGGCGCGCAGCCATCCCCTGATGGCAACACCTCGAACGTTCCGCCCTCTGGTAACGATGACCAACGGAACGATGCTGGCAGCACAAGTGCCGATGCTTGAAGCCCGGGCGGGCCAGGCCCTCTTTGGGCGGATTCTCTCGCCTGCGGCAGCGGAGCCTGAGACCTGGCGGAAGGCTCGGGGCAACTTCGCACCTCGAACGTCCGTGGAGAGCGGCGTCGGCGTGCTGGAGGTGAGCGGTGTCTTGGCCTACCGGCCTGACCTTGGGGAACTGATCTTCGATGGGTTCGAGGATAGCTCTGAGGTGTTGGCTGCCTTCGAACGTTTGGAGGCCGATCCGGAGGCCAAGGCCATTGTACTGAACGTCAACTCCCCCGGCGGCTTCGCGGTGGGTGGAGCGGAGATTGCCGACGCTGTTCGCGGTGCTTCCAAGCCCACGGTGACCTGGGTCGGCGGGATGATGTGCAGTCTCGCCTACTGGATTGGTTCGCAGTCCCAGGCCGTCATCTCCGCCCGCAGCGCCATGGTGGGCAGCATTGGCGCCTACGTGTCGGTGGTCGATTACCACCGGATGCTGGCCAATGCCGGCATCGAGGTCCGGGTGTTCACCAACAAGGAGGGTGCATTCAAAGCCGCCGGGATGCCGGGGACCGAGATCACTGGGGACCACGCCGCGGAGTTCACGCGCCAGGCCCAACGGTCCTTCGACTTGTTCCGCGCCGATGTCCTGCGTGCCCGCCCGAACGTGCCTGAGGAGGCGATGCAGGGGCAGGTCTTCGACGGCCAGCAGGCCAAGCGCCATGGGCTGGTCGATGCCCTCGGGGGACTCGGGTACGCCAAAGCGGTGGCCCGCAAAATGGCCCGGGGGTTCGAACGTTCCCGCTGATGGGAAGGACAACAACTATGCCCGCGCTCACGACTCCCATTCCCGACCAGGACGACATCTTGGTCACGAACGAACGCCTGACGGCCGAGAACGCCCGTCTGACGAACGAACTTGCCGCTGCCACCGAGATCTTGGAGACCGCTCAAACGCAGCTGACCACGGCACAGACCGAGGCCGCGAAGGTTCCCGATCTGACCGTCAAAGTGACGGCTCTCACCGAGAACCTCGAACGTTCCAGGTCGGAGATCACCGCCCTGAGCACCAAGCTCGGTGACTTCAACAAGGCGGTCGCTGCCGAGGTCCAAAAGCTCGGCCTACGCCCGAAGGCCGCGGAGCACCGGGAAGCTCCGGCCGATACCGACCTCAGCCCCACCCAGCGAGTTCTCGCCGCCAAGGGTGTCGGTTCCATCCGCGAACTGTCTCCCAAGCTCAACCCCTGAACCCACATCCCCACCCGACTGAACCTCAACACCCTCCCATCCCATGCCCACGACCATCAGCGATCTTTGGATTCCCGACATCTGGCTTCAGACCATGCGGGAAAAGCAGGCCACCTTCCCGAGTCTCCTGAACTCCGGGGTGGTGGTGGACAACCCCAAGGCCACCGAACTGGCCTCTGGTCCCGGTGAGGTCGCCACCATCCCGTTCTTCCGGGATATCACCGACCAGGACGACGAGCTGCAGCTCGAGAACGCCGAGCCCACGATCGACAACAAGATCACCGCGGGCCAGATGCGGGCCATCGCCTGCAACCGTGTGTGCAAAAGCTCGGCCACCGCCTTCTCGGCCCAGCTTTCCGGCGAGGACCCGGTAGGCGAGATCGTGGCCCAGATGGTCCAGCGGCGGCTCAAGCAACGGCAGAAAACCCTCCTGGCCATGGTCCGCGGGTCATTTGGCTCGGCTGGGATCAACGGCGTGGCGGCTCCCCTGAAAGCCGTGCGCGTGGATGCCTTCGACGAATCGGGCAACGACGCCACCGCCGATCACCTCATGGGGATCGAGCTTTTCATCAACGCCAAAAGCCTGATGGGCGAACTGGCCGATGACCTGATGAACGGTGCTCTGTGGATGCACCCGACCATCCTGGCGGCTTTGGAACTGGCCGACGAAACCAGCTTCAACAAGGTGTCGCACGGTCCCTGGACCATCCGCACTTACCGCGGCATCCCCATCTACACCTCCGAGGCCCTGGTCCGCGCCGGTACCACCAACGGGTTCGTGTACGACACCTACCTCCTGGCGCGGGGGATCGTGGCCAAGGGCGAGAAGCCGCAGAAGACCGATGTG